TGAAAATGAAAGTGGAAATGAGAAACAGGTAATCTCGTCACCGAGTTCGAAATCAAAACCTCTCTCCACGTTTCACGTAAAAATAGATTGTCGCGAACACGACCTCATCCCGCTTGTGAAGGAAAAACTCGGAGACATTTCAAACATAGTGGTGGAGACCGGATCACTCTCCGTCGGGGACATCGTGTTCACCCAAGACGACGAGGAATTGTTGATCATAGAGAGAAAAAAAGTATCCGATCTGGCTGCCAGTATTAAGGACGGACGATACAAAGAACAGTCATACCGGCTCGACGGACACAGCATCCACAACCACAACGTCATGTATTTGGTAGAAGGTAACATGAACTATGCGAGAATGGACAAAACCACTCTACTATCGTCCGTGTTTTCGCTCAACCATTTTCAGGGATTCTCTGTGTGGAAAACCACCAACATCGCGGAAACCGCCGAGTTTCTCGTAAACAGTATCAAATACTTAGCCAAATCGAAAAAGGAACGGTATTACAAGGAGACGACTGGTTCTCTTCCGACTGGTCAAGACACCGACTACGTGAGCGTGGTAAAGAGCACCAAGAAGGAAAACGTCACTCCGCAAAATATAGGCGAAATCATGCTCTGCCAGGTTCCTGGCGTGGGTGCCGCCGCAGCCATCGCCATCATCGCCCACTTCAAATCCATCGTCAATCTTATCGCAGACATACAAGAACATGGCGAGGCCTGTTTCAAAGGCATCGAGGTGACCGCCTCCTCCGGAAAACCCAGGAAACTCAACAAATCGTGCGTTGCCAACATCATTAAGTACTTGGATGTCCAGTGAATATGCTTATAATAAACGGCTTAAAGGTATATGTATATGACACCATATAAGGTAAGAGATATGGACGAGAAAGCTGTTTTACACGACGACGATATTGTGCGCGAGGAAGACGGGTTGGTGTTCGACCCGTATAACCCCCTCATTGTTGAGATTACATTGAATGATGTTCAATCTATTCTCAAGAAATATGGCGTGCCACCCTGTGTGGTGAACATGGAACTCTACAAACGCGCGTTCGTCCACCGGTCCTATACGAAACGCCCTGCTTTCGAAAACGTGCAGCAGAACATCACCATTGTTCCGAAACCCGAGGACTGTATGGCGCTCAAGACCAAGTCCAACGAACGCCTCGAGTTTCTGGGAGACGGACTCCTCGAGCTGGTGACCAAATACTACTTGTATCGCCGATTCCCCAAGGAGAATGAAGGATTCATGACCGAAAAGAAGATTGCGATCGTGAAGAATGAGGCGATTGGTCGCATTGCTTACGAGATGGGGCTACACAAGTGGCTCGTTCTGTCGAAACATGCTGAGGAAAAGAAGATCCGCACCAACCTGAAGAAGCTCGGCTGCCTCTTCGAGTCCTTTTTAGGGGCACTGTTCCTGGACTTTAACAAACGAGTGGTCAAGGACGAGGATGGGTGGTTCCAGGACATGTTTGTGACCGGCCCTGGGTTCCAGATGGTCCAGAAGTTCATCGAGAACATTTTCGAGAAGCACATCAACTGGATCGAGCTTATCCAGAACGACGACAACTACAAAAACATCCTCCAGGTGAAGATCCAAAAAGAGTTCAAGGTGACGCCTCACTACATTGAGCTCGAGCATGACCCAGAACGAGGGTATCGAATGGGTGTCTTCTTGTGTGTTGGTCAATCCATCCACGAAATGAAATGGAAGACGGCTACCCGATTTTCCCAGCTAAAAACGTTCAGCGCCATCCAAGAGGCTATTCAGGGAAACGATGGAAAGGCGTTCGTGTTTTTCGGAGAAGCAACGCATAAAATCAAACGCAAGGCAGAGCAGGAGGCGTGCGACCAAACTATCCAGGTAATCGAGAAGTATTCCAAATAGGTTGTTTGATGGATTGGTCGGTCGCCATGTAAATGTTTGCGATACATATGTACACGTTTTTATATACCTAGTTTATATACACAATGGATAGTTTAGTAAAGAATAAATTAATGACCAAACCCATGGTCTCGCCACATCAACCAGTGGAGGTGGTGCTTAAAAGTCCGAAAGAGGGAACCGATATAAAAGGTGTCACTGTGCGCGACGCCAGAAAGAAGAACCGCGACTACGACATTCAGGACCTAACGGATCGTCTAAAACAAACAAAACTTGCGAAGGTGAAGATAAGCCGTCCGGCCATCGAAGAAGAGGTGTCGATGACATTCGAGACGACACAACCCATCGCCCCTGTCCAGAAGAAAATTCGAAAACTTACCAAGAAAAAGCTCGTTATCGTGGAGGACGACGAAGACATCCCGAAGATAACAAAGAGGGATGGAACTGAGGTAGAGGTCGATGACACTGTGGAACTAACAGAAGAAGAACTTGAGAAGCGGGGTCGAGACAAGAGGAAACGTCGCACACCCAAGGCGGACACCAAACTGAAGGGGGTGGTGGACATGAACCCCAAAGAGTGGGAGGACGTGTCGGGAAAACAGGTCGCAAAACGGCTGCCCCGCAAAGAGCCCCCCGTCAAGATCCGCATCGACAGCTACTACATGAACAACCGCAAGATCTTCGTTAATTTTGTCAATGCCATGTTTCAGCAATACAAAGAAGAGCTGGAGGACGCAGAGAAATTGGTGACGTGCGACACCATGCGCAACACCGAGTCCTTCTCTCTTTTGACCCATCAGAAAATTGTGAGGGACTATATGAATCTATACACTCCTTACCGTGGACTGCTCTTGTATCATGGTTTGGGTGCTGGCAAATCTTGTGCAAGTATCGCCATCGCCGAGGGAATGAAGTCCAAACGCCAGGTCATTGTGATGACCCCCAAATCCCTCCGCGAGAACTACATTGAGGAACTCAAAAAGTGTGGCGACTTCATGTACAAGAAAAAACAGTTCTGGGAGTGGATCTCCGACCCCGAGGTGTTCGAAACCTTGTCAAGCGCCCTCAGTCTGCCCATTGAATACATTCGCAGAAAGAAGGGTGCGTGGCTCATGGATGTGGCCAAGGAACCCAACTCGCTTAGCTCCGTGGACATGAAGAGTCTGGACGACCAGCTCAACGAAATGATCTTCACCAAATACAAGTTCATTCCCTACAATGGGCTTCGCCCCAATCGACTCAAAGAGCTGAGCGACAACTACGAGACCAATCCCTTCGACAACAAGGTGGTGATCATCGACGAAGCCCACAACTTCATCAGTCGCATTGTCAACAGAATCGACAAAGAAAGACCGATTGCGGTGGACAATCGCGGGGAAAAGGAAAAAATACACAATGCCATGTCCCTCAAGCTCTACGAGTTCCTGCTGAGCGCCAAAAACATGCGTGTGGTGCTGCTGAGCGGAACCCCCATTATCAACTACCCCAACGAGCTTGGTATCCTGTTCAACATCTTGCGCGGATACATCAAAACATGGGAGATTCCAGTGACCATCAAAACGTCCAAAAAGGTCACCACAGAAACCCTCCAGAAAATGCTGGCGAACGAGAAGATCCTGGACTACCTGGAGTACTCGCCGTCCGCCAAGAAGATCATGATCACACGCAACCCATTCGGGTTCAGAAACAAGGTGAAGGTAAATACCGGATATCACGGTGTGAGCAACCAGACGCGAAACAATGACGGCGAGAGCGAGTTTGATACAAACTTTGTCAGCGACGAAGCGTTTGAAAGGAAAATCATTGAGCTCCTGGGCAACCAGGACATCGAGGTCAACCAGAAACTCATCAAGGTCCACAACTACAAGGCACTCCCAGACAAACTGGAGCCATTTGTGAATAAATTCATCGATCCGAACACCAGAACCATGACGAACGCGAACGTGTTTAAGCGGCGCATTATCGGACTCACGTCCTACTACCGGAGTCCGCAAGAGGGGCTGATGCCTCGCTACGAGAAAACGCCCGAATACTACCACGTAATCAAGGTACCCATGAGCAACTACCAGTTCAAAATTTACGAGGAGGCACGTTCCACGGAAAGGAAATCCGAGAAGTCGTCCAAGACGAAGAAGGGGAAGTTCGACAAGGACGGTGTCTATACGGAGGCCACTTCCACCTACCGCATCTTCTCGCGTCTCTTTTGCAACTTTGTCATGCCCCCCGAACCCGGTCGCCCCATGCCTCGCGACGACAAGAAAATGGTCGTTGGCGAGGACGACGACAAAGGAAGCAAGTCTCAGGAGGAGCTGTTGAAGAAGGCGCGCGAAAAGACCCGCGGCGTCGATTTGAACGACGAGAAGGAGGGCGAGGTCGAGGGCGACGAGGCCCTTGGTGCCGTAGCCGACAAGAAATACAGCGAACGCATCCAGGAGGCCATCGAGGAGATACGTTCCAACGCAGGAGAATACCTCTCCAAGGACGGACTGGAGAAATACAGTCCCAAGTTCCTCACCATTCTGGAAAATCTACAGGAACCCGAGTACGAGGGGCTTCACCTGGTATACAGCCAGTTCCGCACCCTGGAAGGCATCGAGCTTCTTTCCATGACGCTGGAGGCCAACGGATTTGCCAGATTTCGCGTGAAGAAGACGTCCGAGAACGGATGGGACATCGACATTCCCGAAAAGGACCTGGGAAAACCCACATTTGCTCTTTACACCGGCACAGAAAGCGACGAGGAGAAGAAACTTATTTTGAAAATATACAACGGGTTCTGGGACGATATTCCAGTGAACATCGCCAACAAGCTTCGGGCGATCGCCAACAACAACAACATGGGCGAAATCATCAAGGTGTTCATGATCTCCTCCTCTGGATCCGAGGGAATCAATCTGCGCAATACCAGATACGTTCATGTAGTGGAACCCTACTGGCACCCCGTGCGCACCGAGCAGGTGATTGGTCGTGCCCGGAGAATTTGTAGTCACAAGGATTTGGAGGAGCAGTATCAGACAGTCGAGGTGTTTGTGTATCTCATGACCTTCACGCGTGAACAGGTCGAAGGAGACGACGCCAAGGACCTGAAACTGAAAGACGGGAGTAAAAAGGACCCGTCCATTCCACTGACCAGCGACGAGTACTTGTACGAGATTTCCATGATCAAGGAGGAAATCAATACGCAACTTACCGTGGCCGTCAAGGAGGCGTCCATCGACTGCGCAATATACGAGGAAAAGAACGACAAAGAAGGGCTCCAGTGCCTCACTTTTGGCGAGCCTTCCAACAATTCCTTCGTCTACAATCCCGACATAGAAAAGGACGAAGACGACGTGATAACCACACTAAATGAAGACAAGGCAACGTGGAAGGCAGAGCCAGTCACCATCAGTGGCAAAAAATACGCAGCAAGGAGGGTGAAAAACAACGAGTATATATTATATGATGCTAAAGCATACGAACGAGCAAGTAAGACCAACAGACAACCCACGCCACTAAAGAGGATGAAGGTGCTTCAGGATGGACAGTTTGAGGTTGTTCCATATATCTAATATATTATATCTAACATCGAATTCATGACATGAACATTCATGTGATGGATAACGAACGGATTGCTTACATGTTGCGACCCGTATTCATGATGAGCTTTTCCAGTCTGTCAAACCTCTCTGTAACATAAGCATAGAGACGGCTCACGTCGGTCGTATCAATCGACGACATGTCTTGGTTGATGAGGGATGGAACCGACATATCCTCCATCAATGGGGATGGGTACGCTGACTGGTCAGAGGGAACGTTGTCCGACGTCTTTACCGAAACAGCCTTTAGTTTGGAAAATATGGAGGATGAACCAGACTGCGGTTCAGGAGCAGGGGGCGTCGACGAAATGTTGATCGTGAGGTCTTCGCCCCAGGAAACGTGTTTGGGTTCACCATCAAGCGGTTCGCTTGGAACAGATATGCCCAGTTCGTCCTTTTCAATTGTTATGAGTTTAATTTCCTCGTCGGTCTTCTTCTTTGCGTCGTTCCCGATCGTCGGATTTGTCGACGACAACCATTGTTCTGCCTGTTTCACGTCATGGTTTTTTTGAATCTTGCTTATGTCTAAATTTCGTTCACGCATCATACGCTCAATCACCATGGTCACGTCGCCAAGCGGAGCATCATCAAGTGTATCCTTGAATGTCGGTTCTTCGGGAACGGGACGAGAAATGGTATTGCGAAAATCATCCTCTTGTTTCTTCAGTTTTTTGTCGAATTCGGATATGCGTTCCGATTTCAGGTCTTCCGATGTAATCAACACCTTGTCTGGGCTATTCTTGCCAGGCCCAGACAACGATTTCGCGTTCTCCAATTCATCCATTATGGTGCTAATAAACATCTTGTTCATACCCATCAAATCATCGGTCGATGCACTATGTTTTGCGTGAAACCTCGGCAAAAGCCATACAAACGTCTCCTGGGTCTCCTTTGTCTTGGGAACAGAGTCATCGTCGGCCAATACTTCCCACAAAACATCCGTGTTGTCTTTGCTAAGAAATTTTTCTGCCATAAATATATAAATAAGCATATAGTATTTATATGCTTATCTCATGTTAAAGTTCAATGGTTGGGTATGTGGGGTACATTGAGGTAGATACACCTATCAGCCCAGAATACACCAATACACCCACGACAAAGAGTCCGAAAAAATACCTCATGTCGGCGACACACGCATAACACGGTCCCCAGAAATTTCGGCTATATATGGTGAAACATACATTGTCGCAAAATCGGTTGTTTATTGGTGGCAAATAACTACTACAATATCTACACTGATACTTTGGCAAAAACTCGAATATGTGACGACTGATTTCAATCGGCAACTCCTTTATATTTGACATATGAAACAGACCTGTACAGTATAGTATTCTACGGGAGACATTCTTATACCGTTCGTGGCGGTTACTCACACTCACACAAGTTTGTCTTCGTTGAAGTATATTTTACGAAACTTCTCTATATACGCGTCTTTCAGTATATGCGTCTTCAGGTAATGGCTGTTTATCTTGTCTTCCAGCATATGCACGATAAAGTAAAGGGAGTAAATTCCGCACTCCGTATTTCCATATTGGTGTTCTACTGGATAATTCTGATCAAAATTAAACTTTACCCCCATCACACTTCCTTGTTTCGTGACTTCATCCGCAAACTTCTTAATTCCAGGCGGAATCGGTTCGCCGGCGCTGTCAAAGTAGTAAATCTGTTTCCTCTTGACGTTGATAAACAAACTCACCCAGTGCGATCCAGGTTTGTAGTGGGGATCTAAATTGAAAATAATACCAATCTTCTTTTTACCACGATCAATCTGCTCCTTCAGGTTAAACTGACACAGCTCCTGCCATATACACTCTCCATACAGTTTTCGCGTATCATAATCTATGGGACTGGGACCCATGAAGACAAAGCACTTGTACGCCTTCTCGTACTGACGCATCACATCAATGATTTCCGTGCTGGACAGCCACTCGTTTGGTTTTTTCTTCCAGCTTGCTGGTGCGACGGGAGCGAACGCATGTAACAGATCATTACGGTCGGACTTGTTCACAAAACTCTGTTTCAACCAACACGATTCCTTGTCACACACATTCTTCAGTTTGTCCTGGAGAGAACCCCATATATCCGCTATATTCTTGCCTTCAATTGGGTCGTCTGGGTGGCGGATATTCCACAAACCCCGCAACTTGTATAGGTCTTCCTCTGTATAGCACGTAAAGTCCTTCGTGTCGTTATTCGGATTGGGACTACATCTCAATTTCTTTGTCTCCCTCCTGTCCTTGCTCGCCCTTTTCCTTGTTTTTGCGGTTGTCCTTGTTTTTGTCCTTTTTTTTGTGTTTGTCCTTATGGTTGTCTTTGTTTTTGATTTTGGTTTCTGTTGCCCCTTCATACTTTGTGTCTATATTTTTCTTTTTGCTCACACCTTTATTCTTCAACAATGGGTCGGCGAGATTGATATTTTTTTTACGCGGATACTCCTTCTTCTCCTTCTTAACCAATGTTTTTTGAACGAAGTTGTCCAACGTATTGGTGGGTCGTACATAAACACTCTTCAGAAATCTCTCGTCGGATTCCAACTGACAATCATTGTGCGTATCCGACATATCGTGCACAGGAGGGGAACGCGGAGCGATTCCTTCATATTCTCCCTGTAAAATATCCGTCCTATCTAACGCCTTAAAATAGTCAATGCATATTTTTAAGTAGGCTGAAAACATCAATGAAATATCGGGCGGAAGCTTGTCTACGTCGATATCCGAATCCTCCGGAACCGTATCGTACAATAGACATTTGGTCAATCCCAGGATACGCTTCTTGTAAAACCTCTTTTCCTTCGACTTGACTTTCGGATCGGTGGTAGCCAAGTGCTTGTTGGCTCTGGATGCGAATTCCTTGTTTGTCAAATACTGTAATGTGACATCGTTAATAAATGCGTCATCAGTAGATGTCATTCACGAAAGGTGTAGTGTAGTATATAAGTATTTTGTATTTTTCTTTATACCTCATTGTTTGCGATACAACAATGAGATACTTCGCGAATAATAGAAGACCGTCACATTACTTCAGACCGGCCATGCGGGTTTCCTCGCGCGTCGGAGTGTTGAACAATGTGTTGTGATTGTATTGTGGCATTCGATCGCACTTACTGAACTCCTGTTTGGTAAACAACAGTGGATGATTCTGCGCGACAGGTTTCGTGTTAGAACAGGCAGGAGTCATATACAAATCACTTGTGCTTTGTGGCACATATGTGCTCCTATCACAGTGTTGAAGGGCGAATATTTGGTTTTTTAGCTCCGACTCCGTGTTTACTTGCGAAGCATATCCAGACCAGGGAGCAGTGGCATTGCCTGGGTTAAATGTCATTCCCATATTGTAGGTAGGATTTACTTGAAGAGGGACGTTCAGCTGTCTGCGGGGATCAACAACCGGCATGATGGAATACTTCGTGGATGCGGGACGGACGTTCAGATACGGCTGAAGTGGTGCGGACGGAAGATTGCGCTGGTAGATTTCAGAATTCATTTGTGCCTCCATTTGAGTGGTGTTTGGTTGTTGGGACATCTGTTATATACCATGTATAGAATAAAATTACATTCATATACACGTCTTATTATCCTAAACATTATTTTGTCCACATATAACATATGGTCTCTTCACAATCATCGTTAAAACACCAAGAAAGAGTATTTGACTTGTTTATCTTATTCACCTATATCTTCTATGGTTCTGCCATTATTGGAGTGTCGTTTATCAAACCAGCATGGTTTCTCACAGTAGACTATATCGCTAAGATATATGTTGCGTTGTTTCTCATGTATAGATACAACCCGTATCTTGAGAGGCCCAAATACACCCCCCTTGATCGCAAAGTGAGTTTCCATGCGGGTATATTTATCCTGATCACGCTGATTACTAAGTCTATTTTGGTGAACTATCTCGGCCAAGATTCAAAATGGGTAAAGGACTCGGGTATCTGTTCTACCAGAGAACATCAATCAGGAGTTGACGACATGATTGGAACTTTATAAGTGACAAAAAGGAAATATAAATGAAATCATATGTTGTTCTGTGAGGATACTACACAAAACAACATACATTATACTATACTATGGCAGATGTTATCGTCGGCGGCGTATTTTTGGGATTGATTGCGGTGATGGTATTGGGGTTAATGATGAACTCAAAAGGAAGGGTGCATCCTTCTTAGGAAGATCTAATGAAAAAAGTTCTGAAGAAGAACCATAATCTGTTTTGTAACGATTTTGTCGATATCATATGAGCGTGTCTCTTTTACAATATATGTATACTTGTACTCGTGTATTTTTGCTCGCATATAGTGAATATATCTATTTTGGGTGTATACCTTAATACCCAATCTATGTGAAACAGTTGAATCCAGAAACCGGTTTACCATGACATTCATTGAAATGGTGTGGATATATGGAGTCACTTTGATGTAATATACATTGTCCATATTTTCATGATAGATGTCATCTATAAAGCATATGCGTGTTTCTTTCGGAAGTTTCGCACATCGTACCAGATCAGTCGTTGACTTCTCGTTTGACGTACGACAAACTTCCTCTATTTTCCCACGCACCTTGAACGCACCAATGATTGAATCGAATAGAATGTAGTCAAGTTTTTTATGTATATATCTTTTTATCATATGTGCCCAGTCTCTGGGCCCCTGGTTGTTTGTATATATCAATACCTTACTACACATACCATCTTGTTTCTTTTTTTTTAAGTATGTAAGAACAGAGAACAAATTCGGACGAATGACTTCGGGAAACAGCTGTAAGGTTTTCGCAAATATCCATTCACGATTGATCTGTCCAGCGTTCAAATATTTAATCAACGAGTCGTAAAATATCCCAAATTCGGTAAAATATCCAATCGTTTCGTCCAGGTCGAAAACTACCACCTTTGATGTCTGTTCTTGTGCCATAATCTATTTACCTACTTCTATACACGGAGAATATATATTAGGATACATCAGGCTCATATTTTTTTGTGGAAGTAGTATAATAACAAGACTTCATCCTCATGACAAGCTTGACAAAAACAGACTATCTAAAAATACTTCAGTATTATGATATTTCTATACCCAAGAAGCTTGTGCACATTAAGTCAAAGGCTGAGTCGGTTCTGGCAAACAAACTATGTAGATGCATCAAAAAGGTTTCTCCTGCAAACGAAGCACGAGGCATCGGTATATGTACACGATCCATATTCAACAAAAAGGGGCTGGTTCGTGGTTCATTCAAGTGTAGGAAATCCGTAAAACATGTAACTATTAAAAAGAAGAGGAAGAACAAGTTGTCAAAAAAAACCAGAAAGAGAGCTACAAAGGGATAACTGGGTGTTCATGTGCTGACATCCATCTGATGTTTGTCGATAATGGTTGTCCTGGCGATTGTTCGGACGATTTTGCCGAAATCGCGTCGCTCAGCCACCTCGTCTGCCGGACCCATGGCCTGAACCATCATCTTGAGATAGATGTCGTTCTTCTTGCTATCATATTGGTCATAACCCGGATTCTGCCTCTGCCAATCGTCAAACAACATAATGTTCTTGTTCGACAGATCCTTGATTGCCTTCTTCAGCTTGTCCTGGCTCGACGTGTCTTTCTCCCACACGTCCTTGTCCTTGATATGGATCACCTCCCGCTTCAAATCGCTACAATGAATTGGTCGCTTTGTCACCTCTAATTCATTCAATCCTTTCACAAACATGCGCGATATTCCCTCAGCATATCCCAACTCGCCGACGCTTTCCAGATCTTGAACGCTTAACTGCAGAGACTTGATGAAATCCTGGATGTTCATGGCATCTTTACATGTCTCGTTCAAGAAGAACTGAAGGTTGAATGTCTTGTTGTGCGAGTTTGTATGCGTGATGGTGTTGTGACTGTTGTTCGTACTGCCGTTCTGGGACAACTCAATGACATGTTTCTGAAGCTGGTTGTTCTGCTGAAGAAGGTCGATGATAACCTTGTCTTTGTCCAGCACTGGAGCTGTCGTAACAGATGTAGCAACAACGACATCGTCTTCGCACATGGAAGGTGGACACCGTTGCTTGTGGTTCCACAGAGACGAGGCGTGACTGTAAGCTTTGCCACATTCGCAAGAATAGAGACGACGTGTCGTCTCAGGCATTTTTTGGCATTTTTTGTTCGTCGATGTTCGTATTTGGTGTTTCCGTGTGGACATATGAGCCGTATAGTTGCTATATTTAGAGCATATGAAGTCACATTTTTCGCATTTGAATTCGTCGGCATTTTTTGGCATTTTTTGGTTCGTCGGTGTTCGTATTTTGTGTTCTGGTGTGTTTATGTGCGTAATATATTCCATACGAGATGAGCATATAACATCACATTTTTCGCAAGGAATACTGTCGGCATTTTTTGGCATTTTTTGCTTCGTCATCTTCGTCTAGTCTAGACGAAGATAAAAAATGCCTAAACTTGACGCACAAGATTGTCCAAAAAAGTATCGTCACAACAAAAATGCCAAAACATTCGAATTTAGAGCATTATCGTCTCAGACCATATATTTTGGATACCTTTTCCGAAAACTCTTTCAGGTACTCCAGTTTTGGACATTTCTATGTACAATAAATGTCCTTTTTTGAGATCCTGAAAATAGTTTTGGAAAAAATACCTCATATCGTATAGGGACCCATTTGTAATTGTATTATTAATCGAACTTAAAGAATATATCCAGCGCGATAAAATATATGTTGAGTATATGAAGAAATATAATAGTGAGTCTGACTTGAGACCATTAGAAATTCCAGAAGCACGTCGTGGGTTTATAACGAAGCTGAATACACCTGGATATGGTGAACGAAAAACCGCAGAGATCGTAGCTGACAATGAAATTGAAACCCTGATGGAAGAGATCGATAACACATCGCCAAAAAAGATCATACAGGAAGAGGATAAGTTCATAAAAAGAGTTTACCGTACTACTCCGCCCCGTGGATCGCAAAACTACGTGCGGATTGGTCGCGAATTTGGAGACTTAGCAAAGAAGGTTAAGCGAGGTGGAAAGAGAAGAACAGGAAGAACAAGAAGAACAAGAAGAACAAGAAGAACAAGAAGAACAAGAAGAACAAGAACAGGAAGAACAGGAAGAACAGGAAGAACAGGAACAAGAAGAACAAGAACGAACCGTAAATCACGGAAACAAGTTAAAAGTAGATAAATAGGATCTGTGACTACTATAATGCGAAATATAGTAGTCACTGGAGGGGCAGGATTCTTGGGGAGACATCTGTGTAGCCGGTTGCTCTATGAAGAACAAGACGCAGCTATTTATTGCGTTGATAATTTGATCACGGGACGTCTTTCCAACATAGCACGGTTCCGCGAGAATCAATCCTTTTTTTTCGTGGAAGCCGACGTTACGCATGACCTGACAGAGCTTGTCGGTGCTGGAAACCTACCCGCAGAGATTCATGCTATCTATCATCTTGCGTGTATCGCCAGTCCGCCTACCTACAAAAAGTATTCTATTGAGACGCTTCACACTAATTTTAATGGGACGGCAAACGTGCTGGAATTAGCAAGGAAAACTGGCGCGAAGGTTCTCTTTACGTCGACGTCGGAAGTATACGGAGATCCTCTTGTTCACCCCCAGCCCGAAGAGTATTATGGTAACGTGAATACGGTGGGTGAACGCAGTTGTTACGATGAAGGCAAACGGGTTGCCGAAACGTTGATGTATGAATATCGAAAAAGATACGGCATGGACACCAAGATTGTGCGAATCTTCAACACCTACGGCCCGTATATGGATATCGGTGACGGGCGCGTGATAACCAACTTCATACAAAAAGTGATGAAGAATGAACCGTTAGTCATTTATGGTGACGGAACACAAGGCCGGAGTTTTTGCTATGTGAGTGATATGATTTCTGGTCTGGTGGGAATGATGCGTTCTGATGAAAGTGGTCCCATCAACATTGGAAGTCCAGACAACGAGTTCACATTGAACGAACTTGTTGAGACGTTTGAGGAGATTCTACGCAGAAAGTTGAATGTCAGATACATTCATGCGACAGAAAATGATCCTAAACAGCGTCGCCCTGTTATTGATATCGCCAGAAAACGGTTGAAATGGAGTCCTCATGTATCGTTGAGAAACGGGTTGCGTGAGACAATGGAGTATTTTGGGGTAGAATTCGCTCCGGAGAATTCCAGCGTAGAAACCATCTAAGTGTAATCGAAACAACATACCTGACCAATCAAGTATGTTGTTTCGTTATCTACGCGTTATGTGTAGAATGACCGGTATAAATGCTTGTTCCTATTGAGGAACAGATCCAGTTCGTCGATATCGATGTCGGGGAGTCGAGCGTGACTCTCCCAGAAATATTTACAGAATGCCCAGTGAAAATCTGCGTCGTCGGTGTACCATTCGGGAAATGCGTCCTTGAGGGCCTCGCACAATCTTGGTGGCAGAAGTGTTAAACTGTGTTTGGGTAACACATAGCAGAGTTGGAGTATGGAAGATACCGCGGTATGGGTATTGGATTGTATGTAGGTCGTTTCAAAATACGGAACGTGTTTAATAAGGTCAGTCAACAAGGGTGGGTAATGGTATTTATAACACCACCTCCAATCGGGACAACCTGTTGTATAATACTTGAAGGTCCATTCAAGCCCTTCGAGGTAATTGGTAGATATCTGTTTTAACCGGATATCATCAACCTCCACGTCCATCAGCTCATTGTAGTATCGATCCTTCCAGCCGTCGCGTGATGGTTGAATGAATTTCTCACACCCGCGTTCGTACGTAGGCAAAGCATTGAATTTCATGAACCGTTCCTCTGGAGTCGTTTCTGAAAAAACGCGGTGCTCAAACCTGTTTCGCCTGTTGAGTTCTTCCACCAAATACTCTTCTTCGCGCGAAGCAAGCGTGGATAGGAGTTTTCGTACGTTTTTCCATACAATTTGGTTGTTTTCAATGAGCAATTTCCGAGTGCCGCCCAAATGTTGTTTGTATACATTGAGCAGCTTGTCGATACCGTTTGTGCGGATGTTCATTGCCGGGAAGTGTGGCATGAAATCGTTGCCCAGGAAAAAACACAAAAATATATAGTCGTGTGTGCGGTCCACGACGTCTTGTTTCCCGTTGTTCATATAAGAAGTGATATTTTTGGCCAACACGGGGATGTCCATTACGTAATTTTCGTTGGGTTCAAGGGAACTGTCTACAGATTTAATAAACTCGGGGGTTTCGCGAAACAGGTAGAGGTTTGGAAAGTGGACGAGATTGTTGATGCTTAACATGATAAGATCTGCGTCAAGACCGTATATGAGGGAGGTACTTTCCTTCACTACGTGTTCACTTGAACGCATATATTCATAAATTTTGCTTTCGCCTTCTCCGGTCTCCTCACTGGTGCTGACAATAACGTGCTTCACGCCATACTTTGTTGGGTCATTGAAATGGTCACGTAGTGCGTTGTTCAAATCCTTCATGAACTGTGTCCCTGTTGTAATCTCGATTGTGTTGAATACTTTATCGGTGTCGGATTTTGTTGTACTTGATACTTCTTCACGGTTGGCATTTTCCATACTCAACGCGGTGAACCATGACTTGTACCGCCGCTGGCGTTGTTGCTCCAGTTTAGCGACAGGAGGGGTTCCGTCCAGCGAAATCATCACCAGGTTTCGAGGTTTAACAATGGAGATGTACTCTTCTATTTTTTTAAGAACCGCTTTAATAACCTGTTGTTGTGCTGGAGCAGTATCCAATGAAAAATCGAGCGTTCGTGCACAATCATATACAATGCTATTCGAATCTAGGAAAAAATTATCTGTCTGTAGCGTGGATTGAATTAATTTTTTGATAATGTGGGGGTACTCTTTTATAATACTGGAAAAGTAGCTTGGTATTCCCATGTGATATATTATACTGACAGTGTGCGTTTAAATTCGTATATAAATTAATATAACAAATGAATATTTAATAGCTTTATATATAACATGAGGGTGAAAAAAGACAAAAAACCCAAAAAAACGGGTCACTCAAATGAAATTCTGACACTTGTAGAGAAAAAGTATGCGTTTTTTCAGAATTTAATCCAACAGACAATTATTCATGTAGAATCTGGTAAAATTTTCGACATCTTGTCGGTGAGTGATATGAACCGATGTGTGAAAATGCTGAAAGCAATTCACGAGTCGTTGGACTCTATGTATAAGAACTTGAATGAACTTGTAACCGAGACTATATTAAAGAACTTACAGGAAATCAACAATGAAATGTCCTGTGTTGTTCGCATATTTGGAACACATAATCTGGATGATTTGATGCATGTGTGTGTCGGAACAAGTAGTGTATTGGCGGGTATATCAGACCCGCTGATGAATCTCTTAAAAAAGTATTTCCATCCAACTGGGTATTCTGTCGTATCTAATAAAAACACCAAAAAACAAACTATTTGTGAAGATATTGTTTCGGTCCAACTGAAGTATCACATGAAGGTGTATGGACTTAAGTTAACCGTTTATGACGAGATAAGTAACAAAACAATACAGATAACCGGTTTTGTGGATGATGTGATGGTAGACATGTTGGCTGATGGTTATGTAGTTCACATGAAAGAATCAATACTGCGAAATCTTCCTGATGAAGATGATTTCAAGACTGTTGCCTTTGATAAATTCATGGAATCGCTTACATTAAAAGATTATCTTGTCAACGATAGCAAGGGTATTTACGCAAAGTACATGGGTTATGTGAACGAGCTGAAGATTATACACCAACAAGAGATGTCTTTTGTAGTTAAAAAATTTATACAAGAGGACATGTTTATCAAAAGAATGATGATAATAGTATTGTTGATACACTCTCAATCGCATGACAACCAGTATTTAGCCTATCTGTTGTATGATACGCTTACTAACGAGAATGACCATTCGATTGATACGCAAGAGCAAACCGTTTTGTTTGATAGTTTTCCGTGGAATATAAAGGACCTCTTTCGTGATGCTATGAAAACTACGGCACAATATACAAGTCGGCTTTCAAATTTTGATATAAATAAGATTCCGTTGGAACAACAGATATGTTTAATGAAGGTGAGTGATCAAGTGAAAGAAAAGGCCATGATGCGTCTCAAAGAACTCAAGGCGAAATCAGAGGATTCTGGTAGTAAAGCAAGACAGTATTTAGACGGGCTTCTAAAGATACCATTCGGGGTAATTAAGAGAGAGGATTGTCTTATGCTCATGGATGATATAAAAACCGACTTTTCGAAGATAGTCAAAAATGACGGCCTTGATATTGTTGTGAAGCCCCCAAAACGCATCACCATTGTAGATATAATTAACTATATTCATAGTTATAAAGAACACTTACATGAATTTAATAAGACCGTGCTTGTGGGGATTGTGCGGGAAATAAATAGTTATATCAAGAAACGACACATCGAATCTTCTTTTAAAATACAATACGTGGGTGTTACCAAAAGCACTCTTGTTTCGCAGATTAAATCGTTTATAAATGGACACCCAATGTTTTATATTCCTCCTTTCGATAAAATGCGAGACAAAATCCTGAAGATCCGCAATTATATGGACAATGTAAAATTAGCATTAGATAATTCTGTATATGGTCACGAATCCGCAAAAAAACAGATAGCTCGTATCATAGGTCAGTGGATAAATGGCGAACAGGATGGATATTGTTTTGGGTTTGAGGGTCCACCAGGTATTGGAAAAACCAGCATTGCCAAATACGGATTAGCAAACTGTTTGAAGGATGCCTGTGGCGTATCGCGTCCGTTCTCTATGATTCAAATTGGAGGTGATTGCCAAGGATCTACGTTGGTCGGACACAGTTATACTTATGTGGGGTCCAATTGGGGGAACATTGTCCAGATATTGATTGATACCAAATGTATGAACCCAATTATATTCATAGACGAGGTGGACAAAGTAAGTAAGACGGAGCATGGGCGGGAGTTGATCGGCATACTTACGCATCTGTTGGATCCTACGCAAAATGATTCCTTCCAGGACAAATATTTTGCGGGTATCAATATTGATCTTTCTCGCGCCCTCTTCGTGTTGTCTTACAATTCTCCAGAATCCATAGATAGGATCTTATTAGACCGTATTCACCGTGTGAAATTTAACGCGTTAAGTTTAGACGAGAAGATTGTTATTTCTAACAAATACCTGTTGCCCGAAGTCTACAAAAAAATGGGGTTGCGAGATGCTATAAAGATGGAAGATGAAATTATCAAATTTATTATAGAAGAATACACATTTGAGTCGGGTGTGCGGAAATTAAAAGAGATATTCTTTGATATAGTTGGCGGAATCAACCTGGATATTTTAAGAAGCGATGACTCGATCGAAGTGCCTTATATGGTCACCAAGGAAATCGTTTTCAAATATATTCAGAAGAAACACGAGGTCGTTCACAGAAAGGTTTGTGAACATAGTATGGTGGGGAGTATAAACGGTATGTATGCAACCACCATGGGAACTGGCGGAATACTGCCGATTACCTGTCGGTATTTCCCCTGCGACAAATTTCTGGACTTGAAATTGACCGGACTTCAGCAGGAGGTGATGCGGGAGAGTATGCACCTCTCGATGACGGTGGCGTGGGACAAGACAAGTTCATCGAGACAGACCATGATTCGTAAAAAATATGATACGCCTAATTGTAACGGGATCAATGTCCATGCTGGAGATTTAGATGTCCAGAAAGAAGGTCCATCGGCGGGTGCCGCGATTTGTTGTGCGATCTACAGTTTGTTTAATGAACTGAAGATAAAACAGCATTTTGGTATCACTGGTGAACTTTCCATGAACGGTGATATTATGGCCATAGGAGGTCTTGGAGATAAGATTATCGGATCTTTGAAGTCGAATGCGCGGTCGTTTATTTACCCGAAAGAAAACTCGCGCCAGTTCGATGAATTTATGGAGAAATACAAAGACAATCCTCAGTTGGAAGGCGTGACATTTCATGCTGCTGCGACAATCGACGAGGTATTTGAACTTATATTCGACAAGTAGAATGATTGGAGAACGAGTAAAATATAATAATGGTTTATTATATATTATGATGAATACCACTACCACAACCAACATGGCTCAGAAATATGGACCCAGTGTCCCTTATATTATTTCTCAGCCGTTTAATCTGGTTACTTTTTTGAGCGTGTTTTCGCCTATTATCCTTATTGCAATGGTGATTTCGTATTCGATTTTTTACCAAAACGCCAAGGGATTTGTCTATTTAGGTTTTCTTTTAGCAATGGTGGTATTGCGCACTATTGTGTTACAGTCTCTTGGTATCGAGAAACACAAAGACCCGTGTGATATTGTGCGATTTACTGATTACGGCAATGTGACGTTTACTACATTTGTGTTCGGATTTACGTTGATTTATCTCCTTCTTCCTATGTTCCAATCTGGCGTGATTAACTGGTTTTTGGTCGCCTTCTTGATTTTCTATGTGTTGTTCGACATTGGAATCAAGGTGATTCGCGGATGTTTGGATTTTTCAAAACAGCTGTCATCGATAATCGGAGACTTTTTTGCGGGCGGACTTTTGGCTGCGGCTCTGGTGTTTGCGATGTATGCTGGAAACTCAGATCGGTTTCTGTTCTTTGCGGATCAGACAGCCAATGGTGTTATTTGTAGTAGACCCAAACAACAAACGTTCCGTTGTAATGTATTCAAGAACGGAGAGTTGGTTAGTTCCTCGACTACCTAAACGCCTCTATATTTGTGAGAAGCCATTTCTTAAGTCCGCTCACAATAAGTTGTCTTTGAAATGAATCTGTGAGGAGCTTCATGTTACCACGTGTCTTGTATACCCGAATAAAGTTCTCGTATGCGTGCACGACATTGCTGTTCTTGTACGAATCAAGAATCGCGATGGGGGCCCTTTGTTTGTTTTTTCGAATGTTCACCCAGTTGTGTAAGAAGTATAATGTGTATTTTAGTTCTTTCTTCGACGAGAGTCGTTCTGGGGCGAGTTTTGCAAAAAATCCTGCCGCATGCCGTGAACAATCTGGGCACGGTAAGTGTGTGACAATTTTGCGAATCTGAAAAATAAGTCCTTTTCCTAAATCATCGAATCTATCATCGTGTATTTTTTCAACGAGAGTGTGAAGGAAATTCCATATAGGAGGTCCCCAGACTTCAGGTGGAGACATAATTGGTCTGTATACTAATATAAAGACAAATTAATTCGTTATGTAACCCGAATATGAATAATAAATATAATTTGGAGGGAGACATCGATTTTTACAAACAACTTCAACATTCTATCACTGAGGAATGTTCTGATGATGACCACATAAATGTATGTTTCATTACGCAGAAGCCGTTAGTAGAACCGTATATAACACTTGCTTGTTCGCATACTTTTAATTACGTACCTTTGTACAAAGATATTTCCTGTGTAAAAGCGAATAACCACATGGAGAGAGATCAGTTAAAGGCTAACGAGATACGATGTCCGTATTGTAGACGTAAAGAACTTCACGTTATGCCGTATGTAAGGATACACAAATGTCCTAAAAAGGATGGTGTGAACTGGCTCGACGTGTTTAAACATAAACAACGAAACAAGTTGAGCTGTTTGCACGGAACCTGTAACTGGGAAGGGTCTTGTGATAACACGTGTGTGTTATTATCACCTGATAGCGAGCGTCGGTATTGTTGTTATCACTATATGGAAATGTATCCAAGAAAAATAGCACAAAATGTCCCTACGCATGAGAATGTTGTTGTGGAAAGTGTAGGCTGTTGCGCAATATTGAAGACTGGTAATCGTGCGGGACAACAATGTGGTGCTAAACCCAAGATGATTGGACTTTGTGGAAGACATGTTCCCAAATAATGGTACACATTATCTTGGCTGATAAGGTATAAAGTGTTTATATAATATATAGTAATGGAAACAAAAGAAGAGTTGATGGGTGGTATAAGAGATTGGGTGCGGATGGACAACGACATTCTCAAATTAAAGGCCCAAATGAAGGATTTGAATACAAAGAAAAAAGAACTCACAGACAAGCTTATGAATGTCATGAAAAAAAACGAGATCGACTGCTTTGATATCAAAGGTGGCACTATTTCCTATAAGAAGAACGTTGTAAAGAAGCCGATTACTGGAAAAACGCTTATGACAACGTTAACACAGTACTATAAAAACGATCCTGCTGTGGCCGAAGAGTTAACTAAGTATGTTATGTCTAATCGAGAAGAACAGGTGAAGGAGACAATCAAGCGAAAGATAGATAAATAGCCGAAAATCTATTTAGAACTATGTTCTTTATGAATACATGCTGCCGTGTAGCGTGTTTTCAACAACTAATGTAGATGAGACACCGTCCCCATGTGTGGTGGATGACGATATAGTAAGTTCTGATGATGACCAAGAGGACGACCCTGTAATAGTGGATGATTATCAGATGAATGACGCTGTCCGTCATACGAAAATAGTGAACAAGTCATATATCTATATCGCCTCAGACATGTTGAATCCAGATATAGACCTTATATCGAGGGATGTAGAGTGTGTAGTCATTATGCTGTATAAAATCAATACTGACGGCAAGTCACCGTTTCTGGAGTTCGGATTAAACAGCGATCCTGATACAAAAGAGTGTTATTTTATGGAACTTTCACGAGAAGACGCATGCCAGCTGGAATCGCGCGAACTTATGAAAGGGTTCATGGAACATAACAATAAGGCGTATTTATTCATTCATATCGACAATGAACATCGTGTCGGCGTTCAAATGATGCCGTGGTTTGTTCCTGGAATCCAATTTGCTGTTGTGGACGAGCTGATGAATACCCACACTATCTATGATTATCGAATAGACACTCAGGTGGTTGACTACTTTGATGACAACAGGCATTTCCTATTTCTTCATGATACAGATTATAATGTATATGAAATACCGTGTGTTGGTTATGTGAAAACCGACCATCGCAATTCTCGATTTACCCAGGTATTTGGGACAGAAAGAGAAGATACATCGTCATTCCTGGGCAGTGGATTTTATTTTACAAGCTATGATAGGATGACCATGAATCCATCATCCTCTATTGGGAAGTATCTTCAAACGATGTTATGTAATACGTGCGATGTATCACAAAACATGGTTATATGTAGATTCCTGATGTTTTTGGGAAATATGAAAGTCATATTAAATCATCCTGACGATTCTGTCGATTCGTCTTTCACAAAAGAAACTATGTTGGAACATAATGATACTCGCCATCATGCGAAAATGACTATGCGAATTACAGACCATGATGCTACATGGCACACCACTCATGATAGCGTATATGTAGGAAACCTTGTGTTAGACGACGATAGTGAGTTAGACATAGGTCCTATATGGGCAGTAAAAGAGCACGATCAGCAATTGTGTTTGGAATATAGGGTTAGCTAAAAATCGAACATTTATTTCTTACTTAACTATATGACGAGCACAAGTTCAATTTTTTCCCTATCTACATTTGTTAAGCTATTATCCATGCTGTTTATTTACATGATTGTCAATATGATATTAGACTTTTATGGTCTCGACACTGGCGATTATTCAAATTATGCCTATTTTTATATCGGATTAGGTCTTGCTTACATTCTTCTGCCAAAGACTATTCCTGAAATATAATCACGAAATATCGTCAACCTGAGATTTAATATAAAAATGAAATGACTCGCTTAACGAGTATCATGATATACCACAATCATGGAGAGGCGCCTGAATAACAAACTTTCGATTTACACCACCGCATTCAAGAATGCAATGAAGGATAAGATGACTGAGAAACTTCAGGAGTCTGGCGGGACATTGACAATGACAGATTGTAATGATGTAATCGCATATATGTATGATTATGACGGATTTTGTTTCACACAGGAAGATTTTGTCAAACGTAAGAGAGTAAAAAACATTGTCCCTGTAAACGACCGATGTTCCGCCAAGCGTGCAAATGATGAACAGTGTACACGACGAAAGAAGGACGGATTCGAATATTGCGGAACGCATGTGAAGGGCACGCCGAATGGATTCATGGATGCCGGAAATGCTGTGGTGGTGCCTGAAGTAAACAAAGTGGAAGTGTGGGTACAAGACATTAAAGGGATATCCTATTATTTGGACAATCAAGGAAACGTCTATGAGCCTGAAGACGTTGTCATGAACCGGGACAAGCCGCAAGTGATTGCTCAATATACACAAACAGATGACGGGCGATATATAATCCCCGAGTTCGGGATACATTAACATCGAGGCCATCGATGGTACTCGAAATAGGTAGATGAACATCACACAAATGTAAATATTGTTTTTTTGTGATGTAGTGGTAGCGAATGATTATACCGCGAGGATCTTGGTGTAATATGCCCATAATCCGAGTCCGACGAAACATTTACTAATTAGGTCGAGAACATTGGTGACAGCAATATTGTAACCGTCGCCGACGTAATAAACGACTCCATACAATGACCACACGACAGCATAAAACCAGAACAACACGGAGTTGGCGAATGAATATTTAGACATAAATGTGTTGTAAATAATGGAGTACATCAACCCGAATGCTATAAATCCTCCAACAAGTCCAGTTGTCCTGTCGGTTGTGCCTACTTCGCCTAAATATCCGAATGCCAACATAATGTAATTCAACACGACAACGCTTATATAGGTGGTTAATTTCACGGTTGTGTTGATGTTATTGGCCATGTAAAGACAAAGCACCAGCAACATGATGGGGGTGGTGATGGACCAATCGATGTATCTGTATGTGGACATTTTGTCCCAATCTACTGGTGTGTTGGTCTTCTCGGCGTGCTCAAGTTCTTGCATGAATAGGCCATAGAAGTAAGCCGCCACCACGCTGATGGCTGTTTCTAAATTCATGACGTGACTGATGAATCCGGTCGCACCGTGACGTAGAGCTTCGATGAAGATAACAATGCCTGTGGTAACCAACATGATATATGTGATTGTAAATGTCCCTTTAATGATGGGATACGCCTCGACCGGGGGATGGATGGCCATTTAAAGTAGAGTGCGAAAAAAAATATCGCGAGACATAACAATGGACAATACCATACGCGAAATATTGATTGCTGTGGATATAGATCCAGATAGTCTGGACGGTGTCTTGATACCCAGAGACATGCTGATTAGTCCTGCTACATATGAGCGTGTTCAGGAACGAATCCCCGATTTAAAAAAGAAGTTTAGCTCTTCTTATATGACGAGTTTACACAAGGGTGCGAAGGAACAGCAGAAATGGCCGTTGTTGAATTTGGTGCGGCAAATATTACATAGCTATCACTACCAGATGAAACCCATCCGTAAAAGCGACGGATATACGCCTCAGGGTGTGAAAAAATACAAACGGTTCTTCTTGGTTTCGCGTATGCTATCCGTGACAACATGAGTGTTATAGCAAACCCTTCTCTTCTCCGACAGTGGAGTACACCACCTTGTTTATGTTATATATATCTAACACTCGTCTCACCACCTTGCTCCTCTCGATATGGTCCGGGGTAAACTCTACGATCTGAACGGATGCATCGAGACAGGTGTTGTATTTTTTCTCTATGAAATTCACATACCGGCGGGTTTTTTCGACTATGTCCTCGAGACCGCTTATCTTCTTATCGGATATGTCGTTTTGTTGAACATCGCCCGTGACAACCATTTTACTGCTTTCCCCCAGTCTCGTTAACAGCATTTTCATTTGGTTAGGTGAACTGTTCTGCATTTCGTCGCCAATGATAAACGTGTTTTTGAAGGTGCGTCCCCGCATGAATGCGAGTGGTGCTATTTCGATGACGTTGTCGTAGATCAGTCTGTCGAGCTCCTTTTGGCTGTAGGATTCCAGAAAGATGTCGAAGATGGGACGCATCCAGGGGTCCATTTTCTTATTGATGTTCCCTGGTAGAAATCCGAGTTCTTCTTCCTCGACGGGAACAATGGGTCGCGTGATCACGATTTTTTCGATGCTTCTTGTCTTTAACAGTTTCATTGCGTGGTTACATGCGATCAGGGTCTTGCCTGTTCCTGCTGGACCGATTGCAAACACAATCTTCGTAGTCTTGTTGTTCAGCGTGTCAATGTACTTTTGCTGACGGGGATTTTTGGGTGTACAGAACTCATAATCGGTCTTACGGTACGGGTCTGCGTCCATGCGATATTTCATGGACATGTTGCGGACCAGTTGTCTCGTTCTCGGGAGAAGTCCGTGTGTCTGTGTGACTGTATTGAAAATTGATAACATACTATATATCATTTTGGCTTTCATGGTATATAGTATCGGCTTGTTGTATTTAAATTTGTTATCTGTAATTGTAATATCTGATCCGTCCATCAATCAATCAATCAATCAATCAATGGAATTTATGTAATTTTTCGTGGTTGATGGGCAAATATTTGTTTTCGGATAGAGGTACCATCGTTAGTCCAATGTCGCTCCGATTAAATAAATCGTCCCCTCGACTAACCCGTGACTCTATGTTATCGATATTTGTCACGTCCTCGCAGTTATTCTCTTGATGTGCGCATCCCATTATCTTATTTTTGATAAACTTGCTATCGCCAAAATAAGATAGGTGCCATCCACCGTCGTCTATATGATGGCATGGCATTTGTGTGCGAATAAACGACATGGTTGTATTGGCCTCCTTTAATTTTTGGTGTGTCATTATAAATCCAGACGTCCATTTGTTTGTAAATTTATTGCGTAGATTATAATAGTAAAGATCCATGTTTAATCGGTGTATGTCTACATGAATTTCTCCGCGTTTACATTTGAGAATGGTTCGTGGATCGGGGATTTCGTCCAGATCGGTTACTATAATCAGATCGTCTGGACATAACTCGACCCGTTCAAGTCCTCGGGTGATGGAATCGCGCTGGTATCGCTCGTTGTTCCATTGCTCTCCTACACTGTCCCATATACCTGGTTTGTTGTAATCGAGGTTGGGATATGTGTGTTGGAAATCATCCACAATAACGTGTATGATCTTGTCTTTGAATGCGTCGAACTGATCCATATTGTCTTTGAAAAACATCTCCTTCTCCCTCCCGCTGTGGGTATGCGTTGCCTCCACCACTACAAAATAGTCAACCACCTCGTTCAGTGTCTCCATGCGGTATTTGAGCAAGTCTAGTTCATTGTAAAAAGGAAAACAGTCAATCACCTTCCGACTGGATGAGTTATCAATGTCCATTATATAAGATATGGACGACTTATTTTATATAATATAACGAATGATGGTATATTGAGGTGAAGCGACATGCGATGCGTTAACATTCTTTGTAGTGGAGGTCGTTGGCAATCTCCACCAGGCGATTAAACTTGGCCACACGTTCGCCTCTACAGGGGCTTCCTATCTTCACATACTTGGCACCAATACCGACTGCGATATCAATCAGGTATGCGTGGGTGGTTTCGCCAGAACGGTGTGACACAATAACATCCTTGTTCTCCGCAAACATAAGGTTCGCGGATTCAATCGCCTCGGACACCGTGCCGATCTGATTGACTTTGAGGAGGAGCGTGTTCGCCCACTTCTCACGCAATCCTTCCTCCACCAGAAGCCTATTGGTGGTGAAGAGGTCGTCGCCCACAATCATGACCTTGTCGCCATACTGTTTCGTGAATTGTTTCCAGGACTCGTAATCTGTCTCGTGAAAGGCGTCCTCGATGCTGCGGAGAGCGGGGTGGGTTTTGATGAGGTCGCCGTAGTAGTCTACCAACTCTGTGCCGCTGAGCAATTTCCCCTTCTCTACCTCGTACTCTTTGGTCTCTTCGTTATAGAACTCGCTTGCGGCACAGTCCAGTGCGATGAATACGTCCTTGCCCACCTTGTAGCCTGCCTCTTGGATAGACTCTTCGATGACGCTCAGTGCTTCTTCGGCCGTGTGGATGGGGGGGCAGAACCCGCCCTCGTCGCCGATGGACTTTGCCATGGGTCCGTATTTGGTCACAAGAATCTCCTTGAGAGTGTGGTATGTCTCGCACATCATCTGGGTCTTCTTCTCCACGCTGAACTTCTCGTCGGCGAAAATCATGAACTCCTGGATCTTCAGGTCCTCGGTGACGCCGTGTTTGCCGCCGTTGATGATGTTCACCAGCGGCGTGGGTAGTTTCTCGGCGGTCACCTCTGTCTTGCTGGATTCTGCCAGGTATTCATACATCTCCTTTCCTGCGAG